TGTTCTTCAATATGACGGCCCAGGCCGGTGCTCTTAGTCCTTTGGCGGCCCTAATACAGTCTTTGGACGAAAGAATCCAGAAGGTCACGCAGGCTGTGCCTGTTATAGCGGCGATGCCTAACAAGAAGGGTCTGCCGGAGACGTTAGGGGCCACTCTGATGATGCAAGGAAACGCCGCTGAGCCTATAAAACACACCGTACGGCACTGTTTAGAGCCATGGTTCCAGCGAGTCTTGGAGATTTTCTACAAATTAGACCTGCAATTCTTCCCAAATTCGTCAGCTTACAGGGTATTAGGGGATGAAAAGGGCCGAGAATGGGAAGATGAGCGAAGAAGGGCCTACATTTCGAAGGAGGACCTTCGGTTGGTAGGAAATCCTGACTTCATTCCACGTGGTGTTAGCATATTTAATGAAAAACAACAAGATATTGACAACTTACTCAACTATTGGAAGGTCGCTCAGGGCGCCATGGTGCCTGCGATAGGGCCAGATGGGAACCCCATTGTTGGTCCCGACGGCCAACCTGTGATGGTTCCGCTTGTAGACCAGGCCGCAATCGCCATACGACTGGCCGAAAAGTTCGAACTGGAGGACCCTGAGGAGATCATTCCATCGTTGAGAGAGATGCGGAGACAGAGAGAGGCTGCACAGGTTCCTCAGGCTGGTGTACCACAGGGTGTCCTCCCACAACCTGCAACATCACCGCCCCAAGGACAACCAACGTCTCCTCTGTCTCCAGGTGATATACTTAGTAAGCTTACAGGGGGTCGTACATAGTGTCAACGAAAGACTACCTAACCATGGTAGAAATAGCTGATAAGGTGAAGGCGACGGTAACCACCGAGGGATGGGGAATTATAAGGCAGTATCTCTCTATTAGGCGGGAGCAGTGTAAAGAAGCCTTTATGCAGGCCGTCACCAATGAGGACTTTCTTAGGATACAGGCACAGGCCCTCGCTATAGACATGATCATTGCCGAGGTGGAAGGGATCCTCCTCGGAGGAAAACAGGCGGAAGAACTCCTGCGCCAAGCAGGATTGCTTAATAGAAATGGATAGGAAGGTGGATAGCTAATGGCTGACGAAGATGTCAACAACCCAGAAGGCGCATCTCCCGATGAGGGAACAAATGCCCATGCGGCTGACAGCGAAGTAGACTTTAGCTCTATGTCGATGGACGAACTTGAGGCACTGGTAACCTCTCCGGACAAGGCGGTTGAAGAAGAAGCTCACGAGGAAGAAGCAGCCCCTGAGTCTGAGGAGGAAGAAGTCGGTGTTCCTGAAGACCTATTGAAGAAGAGCCCAGAGGAACTCGCTAAAATGTACGTGAACCTTCGCAAACTTCATAGCGCTCACAGCAATGAGCTTGGAGAGCTAAGGAAGTTTAAGAAGGAACAGGAAGAATCGATGCACAAGGCTGAAGAGGATCGAGCTGCAATAGTAGCCCAGCAGCTTGAAGAGGAGGCAGCTTCTTCTGCAGAGGAGCTGGTCGACTTTAGAAGTAAGCTGGAACTCGATCCTGTATCTGCCATTGACGAGCGTATCAACAAGAAGCTCTTCCAGCTAAAGGTCACCCAGGCTCGTGAAAGAAACGAGAGGGTAGTTCGGGAACTCGAGGAGTCGACGAGGAACAAGGCTGTACCATTCAACCGTAAAGAGGTTGAGAAGTTGATTGCTTCCTACAATACGAAGGAAGGCAATGCGTTGTTCCGGTTACACGGCTCTGATGCCTACAGGGTCGCCTACGACCTGTATGTCGCACGGAATGTAGACTCCGTGCTTCAATCTAAGGTTGCTGAGGCAGCTGAAGCGGGTAAGAGTGTAGGGAAGCAAGAGGGAGTAGCTAAAAAGCGTACCTTCACAGAACCGGTAGGTATGGCCTCGGCAAAGAGTGGAGTGCCAGACTTCAAATCAATGTCTGACGAAGAGTTGAGGAAGTTCGTAGGTGCTCCAGATTAAGAGGAGCTGATTTAAAGTGGGTACAGCAACTACTACCTCCACGCTGACCGCTGCGATGAAGGAGTATTATGATAGAAAGCTTCTTACTGTTGCACGGCCAAAGATGGTGGCAGAGCAGTTTGCAGATCATACTAAGGACATACCAAAGCACGAAGGACAGACAGTAAACTTCACAAGGTACGTCCCTTTAAGTGTAATTACAAGTGCAACATCGGAGGGCTCAAACCCAGATTACGTTGAGCTGGAAGCAGTTCGGCTCTCTGCTACTCTTGCGAAGTATGCAAATAGTATCAGATTAACCGACGAAATTCAACTCATGAGCTACTGTGAACCACTAAATAATGCTATCATAGAGCTCGGCGCTAATATGGGCCAGTCCGTAAATCGTTTATATCGTAAGGCAATGGCCGCCTATATGTATCCTATGAGGGTGGATGGTGATGGTACCTACGCAGTTTCGGGCGCCATCACCAGCGGTGCTACTACAACCGCCTTTGTAGACACAAGCTTAACCCAAGCAGACCACTTTTGGGTTGATGGAACTGTAGTATTTACCAGTGGGCAGAACAAGGGGCTATCAGCACACGTTACGGCATTTGTCGCCGATACCGATACTGTAACCTTTACCCCAGCTTTAAAGGAGGCCTGTGATACTGGAGACACCTTTAGGATTGTCGCCTCCACAGGCATCGTTGCCTCCGACACAGTTACTGCTTCAGCTGTTGAGAAGGCTGTTGCCTTCTTAAAGAGCCAGAACGCAGAACCGTATGATGGCCAGTACTACATAGGCATAATCTCCCCCTTCGTTACCTACGACTTCATGCAGGATAGTTCGTGGGTCAACGCCATGCATTATGGATCGCCTGAGAACCTATTTAAGGGCGAAGTTGGTAGGTGGGGCGGAGTGCGATGGGTAGAAGATACTGACCCATGGACAGAGAACGCCTGTGATGGTACGGCCTATAACGCCTGGGATAGAGGGCATGGCTGCTATGCCGCCAGCGGAGTGGTTAATCACACCCCAATATTTGGCAAACACTGCTATGCGGGTATAAGACTTGAAGGTGTCGAGGACAAGGTTATCGTCAAAGTGTCTGGTCCACAGGACACCTCCAATGCAACCAACGCCTATTCGATGGCTTCGTGGAGAGTGTACTTCACCAGTGTGGTTCTGAACTCCTTGTTTGGCGTGAGCCTTATAAGTGGTTCTTCGTCAATAGCGTAACATGGTGGGGGAGGGGGTAAAAACCCTCTCCCTATACTAATTATAGGAGGCACGTGAAAATGCCTCGAGTGGAAAGTTAAAAATAGCTATGAATTAAAAGAAATCACAGAAGCCATAAAAAAGGAGAACCCTGATTTATCTGAAAAAGAAATCGAAAGAAAAAAACAGAAGGTGAATTAAGAGTGGTAAAGAAAAAGAAATGGATTAGTAATGCCATTCAAAAACCAGGTGCCTTGCGAAAAACCCTTGGGGTTAGAAAGGGTGAGACCATTCCAGAAGCAACTTTAGAAAAAAAGTCAAAGGGGAAAGGTAAAACGGCTAAGCGAGCACGTTTGGCAATTATTTTACGTAAACTAAAGAAGAAATAATGAAATTAACTGAAATAGTTATTCCAGACATAGAAGACTGTTTATATTTATTGCCTATTTCAGATTTACATATTGGTTCTCAAGGGTTTAATCGTGATAAGTTAGATAATTTGTGAGTACTTTAATTGGAATTACTTTGGTGTTGACGCTTATATAAAGATTTCATAAAGGAGTGAATAAGATGCCATATAAGAGTGATGCACAGCGTAAATTCTTTCATGCCGCTGCCAAGCGTGGAGACATCGCTGAGGATGTTGTAGATGAGTGGGATAGGGCCTCTAAAGGGCGGAGCTTGCCTGAAAGAGTAAAGAGTAAGAAGAAAAAACGTACGGCTGGAGGGAGGAAGAGGAAGAGATGAGATCATCTGGGTTATTGAGTGCTTCGGGTGTTGTATGTAACCGTCCATGCAAGTTGCGGGCGGTAGTGCTTGTGGGAGATGCTGAGGCGACGACCACCCTGACTGTTTATGATCATGCCTCATCCGGAGAAGGTGTAGAGGTTTCGTATGTAAAGGCGACCGACTACCAGCCAACGAGTGTTATGTCTCTTCCTGGAGATGGCGTAATGTGTCACTCTGGGGCATATGGGGCGCTCTCAGCTGCCACGGGTAAGTACATAGTGTTCTACGATTACGCCTAACAAATGTTCAATAATTGAACGATTGGAGGTAACCATGCCGATTTACCTTACGAAACAAGAGTTTGAGATTAGTATGCTCAACCTGAGGAAGCACATAGATAGTGTGTGTGATGCCCTCTATGAGCAGCTTTCTAAGGAGAACACAAATTTGAGAAGGGACTTTTTACAAAGGCAGAAGGCAACTAAGGGAAGTGAGAGCTGATGTTAGCCTCATTGACAGCGCTTATTGCCGATGTTAGAAGCTTAATAAATGAGTCTGTGGCGAACTTCTGGACCGACGCCGAAATCACGAGGTGGCTCAATGAAGGACAGGAGATATTCGCCGCCAAGACCAAGTGCCTCCCTTCATACTACTCAAGGACACTTACATCGGCAGACATCGTGCGAGATCGTGAAGTACATCTATACCACGACTTTATAGCTTTTGATGAGGGTGGGGTACTGTATAACGGCGTCCCTCTCGCCCCAACTACGTTGAAGGCCCTTGATGAGTGGGTAGGTAAGTGGCGTGACACCACTGGTACGCCTATTCGTTTCTACATTAGAGGCGACCATATTGGGTTCTATCCAAAGCCGTCTTCAGGAGATACCGTATCGTATTATGGGATAGAGCGGGCGCCGGATCTTTCGACCGATGAAGTTCCACTCACCAATGACTATAGGGTTATTCCCTATAGGCGCCACATACGTGATTATGCTGTAGCGAAGTGTTGGGAGAAGAAGAATGAGTGGGCTAAGAGAAATGTACTTATGACGGAGTTTGAGGC